CCCCTAGCGGGCAAGCGATAGGCCCCTAGCGGGCAAGCGATAGGCCCCTAGCGGGCAAGCGATAGGCCCCTAGCGGGCAAGCGATAGGCCCCTAGCGGGCAAGCGATAGGCCCCTAGCGGGCAAGCGCGTACTGAAATTTCCTTTAACCCTTGACACCTTGAGTTGAAAAGTGATAAGGTTCGTCCGTCGCAGTTTTCAACCATCAAACAAGGAATGACATGACCACTAATCGAATCCCTACGCCGCACGTTCAGATGGACGGCGATGCACTTGTCGGCCCGATGGGTCAGCGGTACGCCTTCCTTTTGGACGCATCCCCGCAATTCGCCGAGCGAGTCTGCGAAGCCATCAATGCCCATGACGCAATGGTTGCGGCGCTGGAACAGATAACTCGCACCCCGGCGCTTAGTAACGGTGCTTTGCTAATGCAGGACATCGCACGCGCCGCTATTGCCCGCGCCAAAGGAGAGTGACATGACCACCAATCACACCCCAACGATCAGCATGACCATTTACACCGAAAACGGCTATGAGAGCCGCGCGCATTACCTGCGCTGTCTGGCCGAAGAAAACGATGTTCCTCTCTCAACCGTTCACGCCTTGGCGAGCATCCTTGGACCCAGTGAGGATTTCGACGGCTTGGTAACCAGCTTGGAAGATGCGGCAAGGGATGGGGGCGAATGATGACCACCAATCACACCCCTGGACCGTGGAAATGGCACATGAACCGTTCTAGTCGCTCGGTCGTTGACGCCAGCGGCAGGACAGTTGCGCGCTGCTTTAGCTCTGGAATTAAAGGGCTCGATGATCGCCTCTCGGCAGATGCCCGCCTTATCGCAGCTGCCCCGACCATGTATGACGAGCTTGTCCGAATCGCCATTATTTGCGACGCCGGGGTAATCAGCCACGCCGACATTGCCACCATAGCGCGCAACGCCGTCGCCACCGTCACGCCGCCCCACCGTGCCCGCTAGGAGCGCTGCCATGACCACGAAAACAGGGCCCCACCACCGCGCTACCACGGCCGAGGATCTGCGCTCGCTCATGGGCTCGGATTACGCCTGGGGCGTGGCGATCTTGCGGTTCCTCCTTGAGCAAGCCGAGCTTGCCGACCTGTCGGCCGACATGGTGATCGCGCGCATGGCCTCGGCCAGCGGCGATGCGGTCATACAGGCCCAGGTCGTTGACCAGCGCGAGGCGCGCGCGCAGCGCTCGGCGCCAGGACGATTCGATACGGACGATGAGCGCGAACGTTTCGACGTGCAGCGCTGATCCGATCTTTCCCACCACTTGCAGGAGTTCACTCGTTCATGATTACAGTCCAGATTTTTAGCCGGCTCGTCTACGGAACGCCGCGCATCTACCCGGGCAACGAGGCCGCGCAACTGCTGGCCGAGTTCGGCGGCATGAAAACCTTTTCCAACTCCGACATCGATCTGATGCGCCGCATCGGGCTGGACGTGCAGACCGTTGAAGATCCGGTCGCCGTGGCAATGAAGGCCGCCAAGGCCAGCCAGACCGCGGGCCAATGATGGGGGATATGGCCCAGGCGATCCTCGATGGCGATTTTTGCTGCGAATGCGGGGAGTACATCGGTCCGGGCGACGGGTTCACCCGAATCTGCAACGGTTGCAAGTTGAGGGCTTTTGCCTCCGACGCCATAAAGACCGCCGCACCTGGCCCGCCTCGCATCTACTGCCCGCTGTGCCGCAAAGGGGTCGCGGGCACGCACGGGCTCAAATGCCACGCGCTTGACAAGCACCGCAGCAGCCTGGACGAGATCATCGAAACTATCCGCAATTCGTAGACCGCACTTCAACCAAGGGGAGCATTGATGGAAAACCAAGTGAGCACGGCGCTCAATCCGTTCGGCACGCAGCACGCGACCGAACTCGCATCCGGTGCGCAGGTCGAGCAGACGCGCGCCGCGGCCGAGGTACAGGCGGCCTATGTGATCGCAAAGCGATTTCCACGCGACGAGCGTAAATCCGTGGACCGCATACTTCAGGCGTGCACCAGGCCCGGGCTGGCCGACGCCGCCACCTACGCATACGCGCGTGGCGGCTCCGACATCCAGGGCCCCTCGATCCGCCTCGCAGAGGCCATCGCGCAGGCCTGGGGGAACATCCGCTGCGGCTGGCGCGAGACGAGCCGAGGGATCGGGCACGACGGCATCCCGTACTCCGAGGTGCTGGCCGAGGCCGTTGACTTGGAAACGAACACGCCCGCCCATCGAGCTTTCGTCGTCCGGCATTGGCGCGACACGAAAAAGGGCGGATACAAACTCACCGATGAGCGCGATATCTACGAGCTTTGCGCCAATCAAGCCGCGCGCCGGCTGCGTGCCTGCATCCTGGCGCTGATCCCCGGCGACGTGATCGACGCGGCGCTGGCCCAGTGCGATGTGACGCTCAAGGCCAAGGCGGAGGTCACGCCCGATTCGCTCGCACGCATGGTCGAGGCCTTCGCCGGCTTTGGCGTGACGAAAAAACACATCGAGGCGCGCGTGCAGCGCAATCTGGACGCGATCACGCCGGCCCTGCTCATGCAGCTGCGCAAGATCCACAACTCCCTGCGCGACGGCATATCAGGCCCGGGCGATTGGTTCGACATGACCCTCGAGGCGACGCCGATCACTACTGCGGAGAAGCGCGCGAGCCTGCCGCCTTACGCGCCGGAGCAATTTGACAAGAATCTTCCGGCGTGGCGCAAGGCGGTCGCCGATGGAAAAAAAACGCCCGAGCAGATCATCGCCATGATCGGCACGCGCAATGCGATTTCGGATGAGCAGCGCGCGGCGATCCTTGGCCTGGTCAAGAGCGAAGGCAAGCCTGCGCCAGAGCAGCCCGCCGCGCCCGACCAAACCGACGACCTGGCCGCGCACCGCGAGGCCGACCGCAAACTGGCCGAGCAGGACGCAGGTGCTGCATGAAGTACCTTGACATCCAGCAGGGCAGCGCCGAATGGTTGGCAGCGCGCGGATCGTATCGCTGCGCGAGCGAGGCGACGGTTGTCATGAGCGCCAGCAAAAAACTCTCGCGGTCCGAACTCGTGCGCATGAAGGCCATCGGCAACGAGCACTTATTTTCGCAGTACGTGCGCGAGAAGGTGCTGGAAAAGGGCCACGAGATCGAGGCGATGGCCCGGCCGCTGGTCGAAGATGAATTGTGCGTCGAGTTGTACCCGGTCACGGCGGTCGACGACGATGGCGTCTACCTTGCTTCGTTTGACGGCATGACGATGGACGAGAGCGCGTGCTGGGAGTGCAAGAGCGCCAACGTGGCTCTGCTCGCATCGGCGCGGCGCGGCGAGATCCCCGAGGAGTACACCTGGCAGCTGGAACATCAGGCGATGGTGTCGGGCGTCAGCGTGGTCTATTTCACGGTGTCAGACGGCACGCCGGAGAACACCATCACCCTGCACTACACCCCTGACGAGGCCAAGCAAAGGCTCCTCCGGGCGGCCTGGGATCAGTTCGACCGTGATGTGGCCGCCTACCAGCACATAGAGGTATTGCCCGCGCCTGCGGCCTCCGAGCGGCCGCAGTTGCCGGCGGTGTCGATCCGCGTGGACGGCAAGATCGCGCTCGTGTCCAATCTGGACATATTCGGGGCCAAGCTGCGTTCGTTCCTTGATAACCTCAACAAGAGCCCGTCCACCGATCAGGATTTTGCCGACGCCGAGCAGGCGATCAAGACCCTGGAAGCGGCCGAATCGGCGCTCACCGCTGCCGAATCCTCTGCGCTGGCGCAGACGGCCGGCGTCGATGAGATGGTGCGAACGGTGGCGAGTTACCGCGAGCTGGCCCGGTCCAATCGGCTCGTGATAGAAAAACTCGTGAAGGCGCGCAAGGAAACGATCCGCGCCGAGATCGTCCAGGCCGGCAAGGCGGCGCTTGAAAATCACCTAGTTTTGCTGCGCGAGCGCATCGGCGGCGATTACCTGCCCGTCATCCCTGCCGACTTTGCCGGCGCGGTCAAGGGCAAGAGGACGATCGCCAGTCTGCGCGACGCGGTCGACGAGGAACTTGCGCGCGTCAAAATCGCAGCCAACGAGGCGGCCGACCGCGCTCAGATCAATCTGCGCAAGATCCGGGAACTGGCGCAAGGGGAGATGCACCAGTTCCCCGATCTGCGCGCGCTGGTCTTAAAGCCCACGGACGATTGCCTGGCGGTCGTGCGTCTGCGGCTGGCCGAGAACGCGGCGGCGGCGCAGAAAAAAGCCGAGGCCGAGCGCGCCCGCATTGAGGCCGAAATCCGGGCCGAGGTGGAACGCGAGCGCCTGCAGGAGCAATGGCGCCAATCGCAGGCCGCCAAGGCCTCCGCAGAGGCGACGGCTATGGCAGCAGCACCGCCATCGACGGCGTCGGTGGCCCAGGAGCCCGCCACGGCCCAGCCAGACCCGTCGCCGGTCATGGTATGGGGCGACGCCCAGCCCGATGCTGCCGTGGCGCCGCGGCCCACGGGAGAGCAGCAGGTCGCGGCGGTCGAGGCGATCGGCCGGGCGCTGGGCAGCGTGCCCGAGCCGCGCAAATTTCTGGCCGGCATCCTGGGCTCGGAGGCGCACATTGAACTCGTGACCATCGGCAACGGCGTCTATCGGCTGACGGTGGCGAAAGGACCATGGTAATGATCCGCGACACCTGCGAAGGATGCAAATTTTTCAGGCCCGAATCCCCGGCCGGCGAATGCCGCCGCCACGCGCCGTCAGTCCTGCTGATGCCGACGCAAACCGGGCATACGACCATCGGCTGCTTTCCGCCGACGCGCCCCGACAACTGGTGCGGCGAGTTCCAGATCCGCATCGCTGTGCAGCACTGATTGCCGCACCGATTTTTTACCTACCACGAAGGAGACGAAAAAATGGACGCACTACCAGAAATGACGCCGGTAGTCTCGACGCAGATCGCCGCCGTAGGCTACGCGATGGACTCGTCCGAACTCGTCATAGAGTTCATCGGCGGCGCGGTCTATCTCTATGAGCATGTGCCGCCGGAGGTGCACGCTGGCCTTGTCGGTCACGCGAGCATCGGCGCGTACTTTTATAAGCATATCAAGTACGCCAAGGGGCAGGACGGTGCGCTGCGCTACCCGTACACGAAGCTGCGCGGGCCGACCGGAATCGAAGAGGTGCAGACGCCCGCGACGGCGGCGCCCGGCGCCGAAAATAAGCCCGCGGCCGCGCTAGGCGACTATGGCGACGTTCCATTCTGAGGAGCGTGCACATGGACGGCAACAAGTACCGCTATGACTCGGACGACGGAAAAAACGAGCCCGAGACGGCGGCCGGATATGCGGCCTTCGCGGCGCTGCTCTTCATCCTCTTTTGGCTTTACGTCGTGCTCGCTCTCGTGGCCGGCATAGGGATAGAGTGATGCATATCAATCCGGTCTACATCAGCGAGCAGCGCGAGGAGCAGCGGCGCCTGCGCTTCGTATGGTCGGCCACCGCGGCTGTGTGCGGGATCGTGGTGGGCTACATGCTCATTTACGCGGCTGCGCGCGACGCCAGGAACGACGAGATCCAGCGGCGCATCGATGCCTGCAAGCCGCCGCGGCACGCGATCTTGTCCGATGGCGTCGTGCTCTGCCGCTCGATCCGCCACCAGGACATGCTCGACGCCCCACCGATCTCCGGCAGCAGTGGCGGCGACTCCGACTCAAGGGGGCCACAATGACCTGTCTGTTCCTGATCGTATGGATGCACCTGCACGCACCTGGACCGTTTAAGCACCCCGGGCCGATTAACCCATACTGCACGAGCCCGCATGAGTTCGGGCTGTGCACGATGGAGCGCCGACGATGATGAGTTATCACAACGACGCCTTGAAAGAGCCCAAGCGCCATCAAAGGAACGCCGTGAGAGAGATGCGCGCATGGGCTAAGGTCATCCTCCTCGCGCTCACCGCAATCGCTGGCGCGGTCCTGGGCTCGGCGCTGTACGGCGATCCGGGCGCGGATCGGTACGTGACTTGCGAGCAGCTACTTCACAACGAACGATGCACAATGGCGCGACCAAACGCCCTTTTCAGGGAATGAGGCGATCACGCATCCCGAGATGAAGGGCCGGCGCAACGAGAAGTACGATTGCGTCGGCTGCTATCGAGAGCGGATGGCCGCGCGCCGTCGCCAGGCCGAGGTCACGCGCGACAAGTTCGACGACAGCGGCCTGCGCTCGGTGCAGTGGCCGCCAAGGGAATCCCAGCGATGAAATACGAGCATTTTCTTTTTCTAAAGTCTCAGATCGGCGGAGAGTTTGGATTTGTTCCGAACTTTATGCCGCCGATGCTTTTTGATTTCCAGCGCGCGATGGTGGAGTGGTCATTGCGTAAGGGTCGCTCGGCCATATACGAGGATTGTGGTCTTGGAAAAAGTTTTCAGGAATTGGTCTGGGCGCAAAACGTCGTGCAACACGAGAACGGGAATGTTCTGTTGCTCACACCAATGGCTGTAGGTCCGCAAATGCTCGCCGAAGCCGAAAAGTTAGGAGTCGAAACGCGCATATCGCGCGACGGAAAGGTGCACCGCGGAATCACCATTTCAAATTACGAGCAACTGCACAAGTTTGATTCCGCAGATTTCGTCGGCTGCGTGTGCGATGAATCGTCCATCATTAAATCGTTTGACGGCACCAGGCGCACCGAGATTACGCAGTTCATGCGAAAACTGCGGTATCGCTTGCTTGCCACGGCCACGGCGGCGCCGAATGATTACATCGAGCTTGGCACATCGTCAGAGGCCCTTGGCTACCTTGGTCACATGGACATGCTCAACCGATTTTTCAAGAACGACCTAAACAATTCCGCTTCCGGGAGGATGCAGGGAGAGGTCATCAAATGGCGATTCAAGGGGCACGCCGAGTTGCCGTTCTGGCGATGGGTTTGCTCGTGGGCGCGCGCGATGCGCCGACCGTCAGACCTGGGCTTTGCAGACGACCGCTTCATTTTGCCGGAACTGGTAGAGATTGAGCACCTTGTCGAGGTCAGCAAGAAGGCCGGCGGGATGCTGTTTTCCTTGCCGGCGGTCGGACTCAAGGAACAGAGAGAGGAGCGGCGCCGTTCCATTGCGGATCGCGTCGCCAAGGTAGCCGCTCTCGTTGAAGGTCACGATCAGTCGCTTATTTGGTGCCATTTGAACGAGGAGGGCGACGAACTTGCGAAGGCGATCCCCGGAGCGGTTCAGGTAAGCGGCAAGGATTCGGACGGGGCCAAGGAAGAAAAGTTACTCGCGTTTGCCAATGGGCAAGTCCAACGGCTAATAACAAAACCGAAGATAGCAGCATGGGGCCTGAATTTCCAGCGGTGCAACCATGTCACGTTCTTTCCGTCGCATTCGTTTGAACAGTATTACCAAGCGGTGCGCAGATGCTGGCGGTTCGGCCAACAGCGTCCGGTGATCGTCGATATCGTGACAACCGAAGGCGAAATCGGTGTACTAAAAAACCTACAGAGAAAAGCCGTACAGGCCGATCGCATGTTCTCCAATCTTGTCGCGGAAATGAACGGCGCGATCCACGTTGATCGCGCAGCGACGACCTTCAAAAACCAAACCAAGGTGCCATCATGGCTTGCATAGATCAAACGATCACTGACCGTTACGCGATTTATAACTCCGATTGCATCGAGGTCATGCAGTCATTGCCGGATGCGTGCATTGCATTGTCGGTCTACTCGCCACCCTTTGGTGGGTTGTACTGCTATTCAAGCAATGACCGCGATCTCTCTAACAATGCCGACTATGGAAAGTTTTTTGAGCACTACGCTTTCGTGGTGAGAGAGCTTGCTCGAATCACGATGCCCGGGCGAATGACGTGCGTGCATTGCATGGACGTGCCAACTGGCAATAGCGGCACGGATGCGCTGATTGATTTCCCCGGCGACATCATCCGGCTGCACCTGGCGGAAAATTGGCACTATGTCGCGCGCTACGCCGTCTGGAAGGAACCTCTTGCGGTGCGCAATCGGACACTGCAAAAAAGCTTGGCTCACAAGACTATCGTGGATGACTCATCGCGCTGTTCGGTTGCCAATGCTGATTACCTGCTGGTTTTCCGTCGCAAGGGAGAGAATCAGGTTCCCATCGCGCACCCGGTTGGCTTGCTTGATTACGCTGGCGAGCGCCGTCCGCCGGTCGAGGTTTTGCAATACCGAGGATGGACCGGCAAGCAAACCGAGAATCGCTTTTCGCACTGGATTTGGAGGCAATACGCTAGCGCATTTTGGGATGACATTCGTATAGATCGCGTTCTTCCATACCGCGAGGCGAGAGATTCAGAGGACGAGAAGCATGTCCATCCCCTGCAACTGGACGTAATAGACCGTTGCATAACACTGTGGAGCAACCCCGGAGAATCGGTGCTGACGCCGTTTATGGGTGTCGGATCCGAGGTCTACAGCGCGGTTGTCATGGGCCGCAAAGGAATTGGAATTGAGTTGAAACAATCCTATTACCGCCAAGCTGAAAAAAACGTCGCGGCAGCATATGAAGGAAAAATTGTCAGCGAGCAAGTTGGCCTAGAACTGGATGCACCGCAAACCGAAGAAGACGACGCAGCACCTAGCCAATTTGACGTTTGACCCTAACCGCCAAGGGAGTAGACATGCTCAGTTTTCACAACGACCCGGCCATCAAGGCCAAGTACCTAGCCGGGGTGCGCATGACCGAGATCAATGCGGCCTGGGAACAGGCGCAAAGGGAATTGACATGACCGACGACTTCCGCAAGTTCATCCCGGCGCTGCCCTACAGGGACACGCCACGGATGCCCGATGGCATTGTTCGCTACGGCGATGCGGCTATGACCGAGTACGCCCTTCTCGCAGCCAAGGCCGCGTATGCAGCGGCGATTGAGGATGCGGCAAAGGTGTGCGATGCAATGGTGGAAGGCGAGTACCGCACCGGCAAGGTTGACCACAACGAACGAGGATGGACGCAAGCGTGTGCCGCCGCCATCCGAGCGGCAGAAGGGGACAAACAGCCATGAGCAGGGAGAGGCGGTGGCCGATTGTGCGACGGCCGCAATACTCAATTCGGAAGCGTCACCGGAACCAATGCCGACAGCGCAATGATCAGCGCGCCTGGCGTGATTTTGTTCGCGGCGACGGCTAGCGGCTGCGTAATGCCGCCGGCCTGCAGTGCAGCTGCGGCCAATTCCGAGCAGATCCAAGCGTCCGTATCTCGCCAATCGCGTCCAATGATGAAAGCGAAAATCGCAAGTTTGTCGTAGGGCTTGCCGATCTGCGCATTGAGAAAATCGTAGAACGCCGCGGCTTGCTGGGAGGTCGCCGGGATGCTGATGCACAGGGTGCGATCGTTCGGGCTCAGGTAGTTAACAGGGCGCACGCGCACGCCCGGCGGCTGCCCGCCCACCGCGTCGGAGCGCGCGCCGAGCAGCATCCCGGTCGGCGTCACGATGTCGACGTGCGAGTAGCGCGGGCCGCCGCCGAACCATTCAATGAGCCGCCCCGTGAGGTCATCACTCTGCACGAATTGCAGCTTGACCTGGCTCGGCACGTCGGTCGTCTTTGGCATGTTGATGGTCCCGTCGCTTGGCTCAGTGTGTAGCGGCGGGAACGCTTTTGGCTAGGTTTTGCACCTCCGCGTTCAGTTGCGCAGCGATGCTCGTGAGCACGTCCTGCTCGATGCCGGGGAGCACCGCGAGCAGCTGGGCGTTTAGGCTGGCCAGTTGCACGGTGATATTCACCGCCGTCGGGTTCGTTGAGATATTCGTGAAGAACTGCGCCAGAAGCGGCAGGGCTTTCGTGGCGGCATCGTTGCGCACGATGGCCAGCAGGTTCGAGATAAAGGTCGAGAGGTTCATGGGTATCGCCTTTCAGGTGGATGGGGCCTTGTCGGAGCCGGGATCGGTAAGAGTGGCGTGCATCACGCCCAAGCCACCGAGCAGGCCGAGCACGACGTTGTAGAACATGGAATCGTCGATTTTGAGCACGCGCCCCAACATATAGACGACGATCAGAAATCCCATCGATAGATAGCGCTTGGTTGCGGCGTCCATGGTGGTAATCCTCCCAGGGTGCGGCGGCTGGATGATGACCGGCGCCGGGGTGGGCTTCGGGGCCGATACGGGGGGCGTGGGCGCATTTTGCACGGAGGGCGCCACTGGCACAAGGGGCGGCGCCGGATCGACGCCATCAGGTTGATCCAGGGCTTCGAGGCCGTGCTGGCGCATCACGGCAATCACGCCGGCGGCGTAGTTCGGGTCGGTGTCGTAGCCGGCCGCGCAGATCAGGCGGATGAAGCCCTCCCCGTCGCGGCATTGCAAGGCCAGCGAGTAGCGCGAGTTTTCCCGGAAGAATGCCGCATGGTCGTCTATCGATTCCTGCCAAGAGGCGTACCTGCGCCACAGCGCGGGCACGCGAACGCGCTTGCCATCGATGAACTCGGTAGTCGGCATTGAGACGGTCGGGCCGCGCCAGGACCGATCCGCCTTGATGCCAAAGAGGTTGTGCGCCTCGAGCGCTAAATCGGAGTTCCCGTAGCCCGACTCCCAGTAGCCCTGCGCGACCACCGCCGAAGCCGGGATGCCGGTGCGCGCCATGCTCGAGCGCGCGGCAGGTGCGAGCGCCGCGATGAACTCCTGCGGGGTCATGGCTCTACGAACCATCCGATGATGGTTTTCGCCGCTGAAGCAATCGAAGCAGGGAAGCGGGTAGCCATGTCGAGGCCCAGTAGCCCAATGCCTGCAAATACGCGGATTCGGTATTTTCGCCATCCGTCCCGGACATTTCGGCCGATAGTTTCGAGACGATCACGCTCTTCCTGCTTGGCGGCATCAGCGGCGCTGGCGAAGAGAATCTCGACGAAGAGAGGCCCAAATACCTTTGCAATTTCGTCGGCTCGCCGGATGAGGAGGTCGACGAATCGGTGGGCGTAAATGGATGCAAGCTCATCTCGTTCCTCTGGTGTCAGCACTCGCGGGCGGTCGGCCACGGGATTCCCTTTCAGATGCGGAGGTTAGTACCAGATCGCAATGCTAAAGGGATTATTGACTAGCGCATTTGTGGTTGTATCAACTACGTGAACTGTCACACTAGAAACCGATCTCGCCGCGACGTAGGCGTAACAGGGATCGCTCGCAGAATCGGCCGTCAGATCGACGACGAAATTGGACCCGGCCAAGCTGGTAAAGCTCACCACGTAGACGCCGGTCGACGGGTTCGTGATTCCGGTGATTACGTCGGCAATGCCAGCTTTCGTCCGATGCGTCGTGCCCGACACATAGGCGCAAACATAGGGTGCGAGCGCTCCGGCCCAGGCGGTCGTCGCTATCTTGAGCGTGGAGTCGCCAACCGCCGGGCTGGCCACTGCGACCGAAGCGCCCTGGCCGACCACCGTGATCGCGTTTTGCCAGTTCGCGCCGCCCGTGTCCGGGTCGGTGGTGTTGTTGTCGACCTCGTTGATCCAGAATCCGGCGAAGTCGGCCCGGCGCAGGATCGCGCCGGCCGGATATCCTCCGATCTGAGTCGAGAACGCCGAGTTATAGACCGCCGGGCCGCCGGCTTGCATCCACTGGATGCACTGCGTAATCCAGCGAAATATCCCGTTGAAGTCCTGCCCGTAGGGCCAGGAGCCGCCCGAAGCGATCGGCGTGAAGCACAGAGGCGGAAAGCCGTCCGTCAAGCTGGCCGCGCCGGCCTGCACGCCGATCTGCGAGGCGGTCGGCGGCGTGCGGATGTATGACCCGCCGGCGCCATTGGCCCAGGGAATCGGAAAATCTGCTGGAACTTGGCTTGCTTGCATGTCGATCCTCGTGCGTTAGAACGCGCCAATCACCGAGACGCCATCGGCCGCGAATGCGCCGGCTTGGCCTTGCTCGGTGAGAACGGTGGCGCCAGTGCCGTCGAACATGGCATAACCCGGCGGCGGCATGATCGTCACGGTAGCACCTGGCCGGTAGGTCACGTCGGCGCGTTTTATGAAGCATTCGCCCGACTGGCCTGCGACCGGCGTGGGCAGTGTAAAAACCACCGAGCCCGCGCTGCAATCGATGAAGTACCAGCCTGGGCCGGGCGCGGTGTAGGGCGACTCGGCCGCGGTCACGCGATAGGCGGCGGTGGTCAGATCGGTGCTCGCGGTGTTGATGACGATCGTCAGGTTCACGCCGGTCGGCGCCGCGAATACGCCCGATTCGGTCAGGATCGCTATCTGCGTAGCGGTGAGCGGCTGCGAAAACGTCAGCTGCATTGTCATGTATGGGATGCTCGAGCCCGGCGTCGTCCAGTCCTCGACGTAGCAGTTCCCGAGGCCAGAAAACAGGGTCATGAGCATCGCGTTGTAGGTCGCGGTCGAGGAGTTGCCGATATTGGACATCGCCTTGACCAGCAGCAGCGTGCGGTAGTCTCCGTCGTCCAGGCTCACATTCGAGAAGCCGGTGGTTCCAGAGTAGAACGGGTCCGTGTTGAAGCTCACCACGTAGGGCCCATTTTGCTCGTTGAAGCCGAAAAACGGCGCGGTGATCTGCGGCACCTGGAAGGTTCGCGTGACGCCGAGAATCTTGCCCCAGTTGTCCAGGCCGAAGCCCTCAGCGGTCTGGATGTCGAACACGTAGCTGTAGAACGTATCCAGGTCCGTCGTCGGATCGATCCATTGATTGATCGCCTGCAACAACTGCCCGAGAGTCGGGCTCGTTGCGAACTGCGACTCGATGGTCGATTCAAGGTTCTGCATCAGGTGCTCGAAAGTATCACCGTCACGTTAGACGCGACGTAGATCGGCGACTGGTTCACCGCCAGTTGCAGCGTCGAGCGCGTGGTGCCCAGCACGTCGGCCGGCACGACCCCGAGCAGCACCGATTCGACCTGCGCCCAAGCGCCCAGATTGACGATGCCGCCCACGAACCGCGACGCCAAGAGCAGCATCCCGGAGCGCGCGCGCTGGCCGCCATCGGCCCCGGTGAACGCGGCAAGGATCGCGGATTGAATCAGTCCGGCATAGCCCGAGGGAATGAGCGAGTTGTTGCGAAGCGTGACCTGCCACGCGATAGCGACCGAGGCCATCGATTGATAAGTCACCGTGTACTGCGGCAGCGGCGGCGCGTAGGGATTGATGGAGGGCCCCTGGTCGGTCACCACGACGCTCGTGTTCCCGTTGTAATTGCTGCCCGGCATCCTTTTCGCGTAGATCGCGTTGGCGATCAGGCCGGAATTGCCGCCGTATACGCCCACGTAGATCGAATTGGGAACTAGGATCTGACCGCCAGGGGCGCAGATCATGGCCTCACTCCCGGTGGCCGGCACGGGCGTCGAGTAGGTCTGGTTGACGGTCCAGCTGGTGCCAGAGCCGCCGGTGATGACGCATCCCTGCGCGACCCCGGTGCCCGTCACCATATCGCCGATCGCCACGGCGCCCGATATGACGCTGGCCACGGTGAGCGTCGTGCCCGAGATGCTGCCGGTGATGCTCGCGCCGATCTGCGTCGAGGTCGGGTTTTCCAAGGCGTAGACATCAGTGACCTGGGGCACGGTGTTCCAGATGTTGCCCAGCACCGAGTTCAGCATCCCGACGCTGTTGGCCGCGACGGTTTGCTGGCGACGGTACTCAAACGCGGTCTGCGATTCGACCGCCGTGCCCTCGACGCCCGACACGATGGACACGCTATCCCATTGTGGGATCGTCTGCGATATTGTCACGCTCGATGGGATCGCTACGGCCCCCAGCGTCGTGCACGCGAAGGTCGTCTCAAGGGCTCCGCCGAAAGGGATCGTGCCGGCCGCTGTGCAGGCGTAGATGTTGCCCGATGAGTCTTGCACCGTCGCGGCGGCGGGGATCACGACTCCCGCCGCGCCGTAGCACAAGCAGGTCAGGGTCGTTGCGGTCGCCGGCAGGCGCGTCATGAAGTACAGGTAACCGATCGCATCCTGGTAAATGCCCTCTGCGGTGCTCGGGTCGAACTGACTGAGCACATAGGCGATGTCGTTGTTTTTGTCGCCGATGATCGCGGCCTCGCTCTGAGCGATCTGGCCCTGCGGCGTGGTGAGGTTCGTAATGTTGAGGTTGCCGCCGAACGCCGCGTTGAGGTCGGCCAGCACTCCGGCCAGAATCGCGGCCTCGGTGGGAAGCACCGGGCCTGTCGGCGTGAAAGAGATATCGGGAACGGAAGTCGTCATGGTGATCGCCTCAGATGGTGACGCCGAGCGCCTGGCCGGTGGTGTCGACGACCTCGATGTAGCCTTGCACCACGCGATCAACCATGCCAGTGATGACTGTGTTGGCCTGCACCACGCCCGGAACGGTGAGCGCCGCCGCGTTGAACGCGCTCACCACCAGCGGCGTCGGCGGCGGCGACTGGTAGAGGAACTGCTGCAAGTAGGGAATGCCGACCGCCGTGTCGTAGTAGCAATCGCCCAGGAAGCAGCGGCACGCGCTGGCTACGTCCTGCGCCACCGCGTAGGGCCCTGTCGCCATAGCGATATTTCCGCTCGCGTCGACGAACAGATCCCATAGCGTGCGGTCCAGACAGAGGGTGTTTTGTGTGCTCATGTATTCGACGGCGGGGCGGTGACACCGCTGCCGGTGGTTACTCCGTGGTGAATGTGCGTCTCGACGCTTAGGCCCGCCGCGGTGACGGTCCCCACCATCGTCGTGGTGCCCTCGACTGTCAGATTTTCGTCAACGGTCAATTCGCCCGTAGTCACATTTCCGTCAACGGTCAATTCGCCCGTAACTGTAATGGATGGCGCATTCAAAGTGATCGCGGTCGGCGAAGTAATCGTGATCCCGGCCGCGCTGAAGGCGACATATTGCGTCGGCGCCGCTAGGCCAAGGAAGCCGCCGACGTAGATGCCGTCGCTCATGTCGAACTCGCGCCAGCTGCCGGGAGGGAAGCCCAGCGACCCGGCCGGTATGCCCAGCGCTGCGGCAGCCTTGACCAGCGAGAAGTCTCGGTCGCATACCGCCATGAGGCCCACGTCGCCGGCAACCGGGTCCAGGATGACGGCGTTCGTGCCACCCTGCAACCGCAAATAGGGTACGTTGTAAATTTGCGCGTGTTTCGTGCAGTTGCCGTTCCCGTCCATTTGCTGCACGAGCGGCTGCACCTGCACGACGCCCGGCGCGACATCGCTTCCGGTGTTGAGGCAGAAGACCACCTGCACGGGCATGGCGATCCGAACCTTGGCCAGAATCTGCCACACGAGGAACCGCATGGCCTGGAACCGGGTCGCGCCCGATTCGACCGAGCCCGCGCCCGCGACGCCGGTGGCCACGGATGGCGAGGAGAGGGTCATTGCGCACCTCCCTGTACGACGGTAATGCCGAGCAAACTGCACTCAAGCGTCGAAAACCAGTTACCGCCCGGCCGCTCCGATTCAAGATTGTGCGCGATCGTGTTGACGTACCACGGGCCCCAAGTGTCGGCGGTCGGCCGCAGCGATGTCACGATGTTGACCAGGCCGCCGGCGTACAGGGAAGGGTCGAAGATCGTCTCGACCGTCACGCCGGTCGCGTTGAATCGCGGGTATCCCTTCATGCCGGTGTCAACCGAGATCGTGGGAATCTCGCTGTCCTCGGTGTTGATAAAGTTGGGCGTCGCATCGATGCTGGGCAACGCGCCGCGGTATCCGCCGCGTGGCCAGATGACCACGACACCACGATCAATGATGCAGTTGATGTTCGCCTGGCGCACAAGCGCGGCCAACTGATCCCATGCCGAGCCCGGAAAGACCGGGTTGTTGAGCACGCCGGTCACGCCCCAGTTCTGGAACTTCATGCCCATTTCGGTTGCGATGTCGAGCGCGGCGTTGACTACCGAGATCGTTCCCTGGTAACTCACAGCCGGCGTGGGCGCTAGCGATTCCCAATATCCCGATTGCGCCTCGACCATGAAGGCCACTTCGGGCATCGCAGTAAAGTCGGCCCAGGCCAGCGAGATCGATCCCTGGTAAATCTGCGACATGCCATTCACGTCGTCTCCGGCGCTCACCGCGATTCGATTTTGCTTTACAGAGGTCGGGATGCGCCCGACCTTGGCCAACTGGTTCATCTGCGAGAGCGTCATGCCATAGATGCGCGCGTTGAGTTGGCCCTTAAAGAGGCCGCCGGCCATAGCGATATCGCACTGCGCGCGCAGGCCCGAGAGCGTAACCTGGGTAAATCCGAGGGTGCCGAATTGTCCCTGGCCAATCTCGAAGGTAATGTCGAGGTGCTTTCGCGCGAGATTTGCCATCAGGCCAGATCCGAAGGGGGGAAGTAGAGCAGCAACCATCGCGTGCCCAGGCCCGTGTAACCCGGGTCCGCATCGCCCTGGGTGTCGTAGAAGGCCAGGTCGCCATTGAATCCCAGGTAGGCGCGCCGCACGATGAGCACTTGGTTCACGCACAGTTGGCACGTCAGGATGGCCGCGTCGTTGACCAGCAAGTCAAGGAACAGTCCGCTCGATTTCTGGTAGACGTTGACGGTGCAGACCTGGGTGCCGAGAACCACGTCGAGCGATTGCGACGGCACTGCCTGGACCGGAATGATCTGCATCAGATGCTCGGGAACGCGCCGATCTGCGTGATCCAGTTTCCGGTGTCGCCGGGCGCCGCAGGCGTGCCGATCTGCGTGATCTGCACATTGCTCGGCGTCACCGGCTGCACCGGGCCGGTGAACTGGAGCGACGCGCCCGATGGCGCGGCCACCTGCGACGCGGCAAGGAAGCTCAGGCCCGATAGCGTCTGCGTGCCCGTCAGGCGCACCTCCTCGACCCAAAGGTCGACGATCACCATGGTCGCGCCGTTGCGCGTGGTGCGGTGGTAGTCGTAGTGCACGACGTTGGCATTCTGGTATGTGATCTCGGGCGTGATGAGGGTGTAGAGGTTCGTGTCGTGCAGCAGCGCGTCGATCGTTTGCAGAAACACCTGCCGGTCGTAGAGCGCGCCGCCCTTGGCCATGCGCACGCGCGCGGCGTAGGGCACGTCGACCTTGTTATAGCTGGAGAACGCGCCCTGCTCCTGCGGATAGTCGGACAGGCGTCGCTCGCCCCGGAACTCCACATCGAGGATGGTGTCTGGTATCACCACCGAAACGCCATCGGAGGAGTAGACGCCCCAGTTTCCGGCCTGGGCAGGTGGCAGCGCCGCGGTGTCGAATGCCGCCAGCTGGCCGTTTGAGGTGATGGCGATCGAGAGCGCCTTGTTGATGCCGCCGATGCCGCCGGCCAGCGCCGCCGCGATAGCCGCGTTCGGGTTGCGCGCCACGTTGGGTACGCCGGCCACCGCCGGAATGTCCGGGTATGGGGGAACCGAGAGGGTCGGAAAGGCCATCAGCGCGCGATCCCGGAATTGGCCTGCGCAACGAACTGCGTGAGCGAGTCGGCCAGCGAGCGCGCGATGCCTTCGGCGTCCTTGGCCTGGGTGTTGATGGTTTGGTTGGCGATGGTAACCGTGGTCGTATTGCCGACGCCGGCGCGGCCTTGGCCGCCGACGCTGCCCAGGACCGCGCTCGCATATGTGCGCTGCACGAGACCGATCTCGCGCAGCAGCGCGCTGCGGTCCTCGGGCGTCGATGCGGCGGCCAGTTCGTCCTGCAATACGCGCAGGCGATCGGCGGCCGAGGCGGTGGGCATCCCGGCGATGTTGGCACGGTTGCCGGTTGGCGTGCCCGCCGGGAGCGTGATATTGCTCGCGCTCGAGCCGCGTATGGGCTTGATGTCCTGGCGGCCCGCGCCCGAAGGCCGAGAGAGTTCGCCGGGGCGCCAGCCGTCATCTATGCCTAGCTCGTTCATCAGCAGTTCATGCTGCGCCTGCTTATCGCCGAGCATCCCAAGGAACTCGGCTGCCAGCATCCCCATAAAGTCGCCCTGCGGCGTGGGCTTCGTGCCCGTCCAGACATCGGTCGATTTGTTGATCTGTTCGGCCACGGTCGGGCCGAAAATGCGCAGCGCCTCGCGCCCGAGATGCTGCGATGTGTCGATCAGGCGGTTCTCGGCGTTGTCGAGTTGTTGCGTGGACTTGCGCTGCTCATCGGTGATTCGCACCAGTTGGCCATACTTGTCGATCAGGTCTTGCATCGCTGCGCTGCCTTTCATCGCCAGCGCGAGGGTGTCGTTGTCCATGCCGAGGAATTGATTTAGCGCTAGGCCCTTGTCTTTATTCTTGGAAAGGAAGTCGGCGATGTCCTTGTAGATGTCGAACACGTCCCGGACCTTGCCTTCCGGGGTCTGAAATGGGATGTGCTCTGCCATCAGCAGTTTGAGCAGTTCGCCGATCGTGCCGGTGGTCTGGAAGTCCTGGACCGATTTGGAGATGCTGCCGATGGCCGAGGCGATGCCTTGCGCGGTGCCGCCGCCGTACTTGGCCACGCCCATCCATTCGGAAAGTTTTTCGGCGTTCACGTTGAACGCGGCCGAGAGGTTGCCGACCTGGCGATTGGCGGCGGTGGTTTGACCGATGAACTCTTTGAGGCCGAGGCCGCCGGTGAGCACGCCAGCGGCCAGGAGGGCCTGGTTGCGCAGTTCGATGAAGAACTCGGCCGCGCGCTTGCCGGACAGTTCCATGTCCTTCGCGGTCTGTTGGCTTGATTTGCGCACCTTGTCCAGATCCCGATCGACCTGGGATGCGCCGTCCTTGAATTGCTTGGCTTCCAGGCCCAGCACCACCAGGAGGGTATCGATCACCGTGGCCATGGTGGGCTACTCCTGCGTGGGCGCCAACGCGGCCGCATTATGGTCGTCGACGGCGAGGATCTCAAGCATGTCCCATAGATCCTCGCTGTCGTAAACCGTGTCGAGTTCGTGCAGCGTCGCCATGCGACGCGACACGATCAATGCGATGGGCCGGGGGACGTTGGCGTAGGTTGCGGTTTGGACCGCGCCTCTGCCGCCGCCTTGGCCGCCGAGATTTGGCCCGAGATCCAAACCTCGGCGCTCGTAAAAAAATCGGAATGCAGTTTCAGGAGGCGCCAGCGAAGCTCGATCAGCGTCTCGACATCCTCGATGTCGTGCTCGGTGAGCGGGAGCAGTGCGCGGTCGTGCTTGCGCTGGATGCAGGATCGCATATCGTCGAGCAGCGGCTCGGCATCGGAATAGGGGATCGCGCCGAAGCTCTTGAGGCCGATTGAGAGCAGGCCCGCCCATCCCTGCCCGCGCACATCTTCGGGAATGCTTATGCCGCCCTTGGACATGGCGAGAGTGGCGCGCCAGAACCATTTTTCGGCCCGCAGCGCGCTCATGCGCGTGAGCACGAAGGTTTTGCCTTCGTCGTTGCCCTCACGCTGGACGGTGACCTCTATGCTCTTCATGCTCAGATCGGCGCGGCGAACATGTCCTGGAACTCGAAGGAGAACTTGCGAAATTGGAGCACCTTCTTCACGCTCGGCATCGGGCTCGCCATCTTGAGGATGCCCGTGGCGAAGTCAAAGGTCATCTGGATTGACGGCAGTACGATCGACACGGCGATGATCTGCTTTTCGCGGTTGGCCTTCTCGACGCCGATGAGGTTGTCGAAGATCGGCATCGATACCGAATCGGCTTGCAGGTAGATGTCCAGCGGCGTCGTGTATGGCGTGTACCCGTAGGACATGAGCCCGTCGACACCGATCACCGTTTCGCCGGTCTGCACGTCCTGCGTGGCGAAGGCGTCGTCGACCGCATAGCCTTGGAGCGTGAGCGGCACGGCGTACAGGCTGCCGATCGTGATTGACAGGGCGCTATTCGCAGCGGTGAGGGTAGCCATGAGCGCGGTCCTTTACTGAACGTCGATCGATGCCATGTTGAACTGCTGCACAGAGCCGCCATCGGTGTACCAGAAATTGATAATCGGCGTCTTGCGCGCTTGGCGCGCCGCGGCGCCCGGATCGAGCACCTGCAGGTAATAGCCCAGGTTGTATAGCGCCGTCGAGATCGTGAGCCCGGCCTGCCCATTGACCTCTGCGACCTGGGCCGGCGTAAGAGTGACACCGGGCACGAACGCGCCGAAGTAGAGGCCCTGATTGATCGGGCCGGCAAGCGACTGGCGGATCTGCGAATAGCCCTGGTTGTTATAGGGCACCGCCAGCGCGTTCGCAAAGAGACTGACCAGCGCAAGCTGAAAGTTCGAGTTTAGCCACAACTGATTGATGTACTCGTCGAAGAAATCGAACTCGCCGCTAACCTGGCCGGGGTTGTTGAGGATGAACGACTGATTGGCAGTTGCATAGTCGCCGTAGAAGTTGTAGCCGTTGTTTTGTAGGTTCGTGGCGATGGTCTGGTTGGCCACGTTGTAGGCCAGGCCCGCCTGCGAGCGGCCGGCAAAGTTGACGCGCCCGTTTTTCTGCGAGAAGTTGATCGACGCGACGATGCCAAGGTTGAAAAACGCGATGGGCGCATTGAGGGCCGCAAGCGTCGTGCCCTGGGAAGAGGCGTAGCTCGGGTCGCCGCCGATCGCATAGGTGCCGTTGTATGCCGCCTGGGTCAGCTGGTAGCCGAAGCAGGTGGTATTGCCCTGCACAGAGCCGTTGGGGTCCGAGTCCCATGCGATGTAGGCATAGCGACCGTTGGAGGAGTTCGCCCAGGACGCGAACGAAAGCTTGTCGGCGGTCACCGGCTCGAAAACCGAGGTGAAAGCGGCCCAGTTCTGCGTCAGCGCGATGATAGCGTTCATCGCCGCGGCCGGAGTCGAAATAGGCGCGCCCTGCGAGAGCGTGGCGCCGACCGCCTGAGTGAGCCCGAGAGAAGCGGCCGCGGTGCCGCTGCCGTAACTCATTGTCGAGGTGCTGCCGGTCGTGCCCGATGTGATGACGAACGCTTGCGATACGCTGTCATACGTGCAGGTCTGTCCGCCCGAGAGCGAAAGGCCCGTCGCCAGCGCGGCAGCGGCGGCGCTGAAACTAGAGGCGGCCGACAGGTTCACCGAGGAATAGGTCTTGACCGTGCCGTCGATCGTCACTGACAGCGAGCCCGTGATCGCCTGCAACTGGGCGATCGTGAGCGAAGCGAGCGAGCCGCCGCGGATGTATGCACTCACGGCCGAGGTCTGCGCGTACTGGTAGAAGTAGAGCAGGCCAGGAAGTTGCGTCGAGCCGGCGAAACCGTTGAAGTAATTGATCGAAAGCGCGTACTCCTGCGACGAAGGGCCGAAGAACGCCGATACGGCCTGCGGCGAAACGAAGCTCATCGCCTGGCCGATCGGAACGCGCGTGTTCGTGGTGAGCACCATGCCATTGAGCACGAGGCCCGAACCGCCAGCGCTGATGACGCCGGGCGTCACACTCGAAATTGCCGATGCCGGGATTGCCATGTTCCAAACTCCTAAGCGTCGCCGCTGGACGCATCATAAATCGTGACCGGGCCTAGCGCGCCAGAATACTGCTGCGAAAGATTGGTGACCGGGTTCGATTGCAGCGCAGCGGTCAGAATCCATCGCTCCTCATATTGATCCTCGCCGTTGACCAGCGGAATCTGGCGCGGGTCGTCGGCATACAGCGGGGCGATATCGAAGGACACATTGTCGGCGAACCACCCGCAGGCGTAGTTTGACCGCAGCACGTTGCACAGGATGTTGGCCCAATCCCCGGCAGTCGGGCCGTAGCAATCGAGTTGTACCTCGATGCGCGTGGCCATCAGTTGATCGATCGCGCCGGCGATCAGTTCGGTGGGCGAGGCGGGCGGAATGTAGGTTTCCTCGTTCGTCTTGAGGCGCACCTGCGCGGCCGGGCTCATGGCGATGAAGCCGCGCCGCGGCGTGGCCACGCGGTTCACCGGCAGTCGGATCACCTCGACGGGCAAGGTGCCCGGCGGCTGCGGGATCGGCACCGTGAGCCCTAGGGAATCTATGAACTGACCCAGGGCGCCGAAAATGTCGTCCTGGGTGACCGATACGGTGGCAGCGACCGTCATGACGTGGCATCCGTCTGCAACTGCACCGCCAACTTCGTCCAGCGCTCCCAGTTCTCAAGCACATGCACCGCCAGCCACGTCTGCCGGTCGAACTGGAACAGATCGCCGCCCTTGCCGTTCAGGCGCACGATCGCGTCGAACTTGCCGTGCACATAGATCGCCTTGATAACTCCCTGGATATTGAGACTGTTAAGGCGTTGAATCTCTGTGCCGTTCAATGCCTGGATATTGGCCAGTACCATGATGTTGCGATATTCTGGCGTCTGCTGGTAGTTGGCGCCTTTCGCGTAGCCAATCGAGCGCTTGCATATGATGACCCGGTTCGGGTTCACCGTGCCGATCACGTCGGACACCATGCCTTGCAGGTTCACGATTCGCTCGGCGGCGCGCCGACCGCATTGGTGAGGCTGGCCTGCATTTTGCCCGACTCGTGCAGCGGGTCGTCCGGTATGCCCGCGATGCTGGCGCCGGCCGCGATCGCCGCGCGCGCCTCGCCGACCACTGTGCGATTGATCCGCCGGCCTTCCTTGCGCCATTTGCGCAGCAGCACGGTCACCGGGGATAGGGCCAGGAAGTCCGAGGTCGCCAGGTTGGCCCGGATGTCGCCGGCGCATTGCAATCCGACGCCCTCGAGCACGTCCTGGGCGCTCGCGCGGCCTTTGATAACCTCCCGCACCCCGTCAGCGAAAAGCGACGCATAGGCGGCCTTTTGGGCGGTCACGGCGGGCTCTATGAACGGCCGGGCGGGGATGCCGACGGCGGGCGCGCCCTTTTCCTGGATCAGCGCCACGTAGGCGACCGGCGTGGCGCCGTAGCCCGTATCCTCGTAACGCGCGGTCGGCCACCATCCGACCAGCGCCGCCTGGCCGTCGAAGTCCCTGGGGATGGCATTGATGCGCGCCTTCACGCGCGCGATGACAGCGGGGTCTACGCCCTTGCTGCTCACCAGAATCCCCCGAACACCTTGCGAAAGGCGCTGCGCTCGGGCCGGCCGCCGACATACGCGCCGCCCGATGCCTTGGCATCCAGGAGCGCCCATAGCATTTTGCCGTACTCGGTCGTTCCCAGCCACCATTTCCAGCCGTCCAGCGCCGGCGGCGGCGCGGCGGTGAGGCTCACCGTGCCCTCGCTCGCGCCGGTCACGATCACGCTCGTCTTGCCCAGGCCGATCAACTGGAACACCTTGGCGATGTGCGCGGTCATGAGGTTCAACGCCAGCTGCAGGTCCGCGCCATTGAGCAGGAATGAGTCGAGGTTGTCGACGTAGCTGTTGGCGATCGTCCAGTAGCCCGGCAGACTGCTCTGCACCGATTGCACCGCAAATTCCGGGTACTGCTCTATGAAGAGCGCCTGGTTGAACGGGTATTCGGGCGTCGTTTCGGCCACGGCTCATGATCTCAGATGATCGCTGCGGTGTTGCGCAGTCCTTTGACGTTCTCGACCACCGTGACGCTGTTGGGGCCGCCTGGGTAGTCGCTGGGCGTGAGCGGCTGCGATTTGTCGGTTCGGTTCATGTTGGCCGCCACCTTCTCGGGCTCTGCGTGCTTGGCCTGCACCACGACGAAGCCGGCCTTTTCGTGGTCGGCGAACTGGGGAACTTGGCGCAGCACGGCCAGTTGCGCCTCGTCGATTTCGGTCACGGCGCCGCGACTCGTGATTAGGCGGTCATTGGCGATGCCGTAGCCGCCTTTGACAAGCACCTGCTCGCCCCTGATCGGCGGCTGCGGCTCGGGCTGCGCAATCCACTGGGTGTAAAGCTGGTCATTTGACAGGGTAGAAAACACGTAGTAACGCTTGCCCGCCATCTTCGTACTCCTCAAAAAGAAAAGCCCGCACGGCGCGGGCTTCGGTGTCACCGTCCGCGCGGCGCGCGCGCCAGGCTCAGTTGCCGGTAAATCGCACCACCGCGTAGGGGCGCTTGAGCATCACGCCGGCCGTCGCGTTTGAGTAGTCCTCAAGATATGCCTTTGCGCGCTTTTCGACGCCCAGCGCCTGGAACTTGGCCGGCACGACCTGGACCCACACGCGCGAGTCGTCGGTGGCGCCGTCGTCAACCTGCTCGGCGTACATATAGGCGACATTCTGGCCGCCGTTGGCGCCATTCAGGAGCGGGTCGGAAACGATGCGCAGTTTCGGGTAGGTCTTGCGAATCCAGTCGATAGCCGAACTCGCTCCGTACAAGAACGGAACCGCGAGGTATTGATAGACCGCCGTGGCGACGGCGAGCGTCAGGTTCACGTCCTCGGGGTTGATCGTGTCCTGGGATTGCACCTGCAGCTGCGCGGCCATCGCGCGGATGTCGGCGGTGATGTCGACGGCCGTCTTGGTCGACCAGAGGGTCGATCCCGACGTCGCACCGAGGGGGAAGCTCGTGTATGCGGGCAGAGAAGGATCGTTGAGAAATCCATAGGTGAAGTTGTTGCCCGAGTTGTAGCCGTTATGCCCGACTAGGTTGCGCTGCACCTCGAGCGCAGCGGCGGCGCTGGTGCGCTTTTCCGCGGCCGAGTTCATGCGGATGCGGCTGGCGCGCGCCTCTTCAAGCACGCCGACCTCGATGCCCTTCTCAAAACGGACCACCGTGCGGCGCTCGAAGTTGACGTTCCACGACGCCAGCGGGACGTTCGTGTAGTCGCCGTAAGGGAAAGCCGTGCCGACGTTTTCCAAGATGCCCTGAACGATCTGCTCATCTTCCCAAGAGCCGGACGTCGTCATGCCCACAAGTTCATCGATCTTGCGCGCGGCGGTGACGATGCGCACGAAGCCGGGTAACCAGTTTTGCAAGAACTGTACCGGCGTGATGATCGAGGCGGTTCCTACGAGGCCCTGCTGGTCGTCGGCGGCGAACGCGGCGGCCATTTTCTGTACCACGGCGCGCGGGATGTGGATTCCGACCTTGGCCAGAGCCGCGTAGTCTAGGCAATCCTCGGCACTCATCTTCATGCCGCCGAAAGACCCGCTGCCTACGTCGTAGAACCTGCGCGGGTCGATATGGCTGTGCTCAATGGTGGGTTCCATGTATGTCCTCAGTCGGGAACGGGAGAAGCGCCGATCAGTTGGTCAGTCGGATGGCCACGAGGCCATTGCCCACGGTCGACAGATACCATATGACCGCATTGGGCACGAGCACATTGCCGCCGGTGGCCGAGGAGCCCGGCGCCACCGCCGAGAGCACGCCGGTCGTCGTGTTGTACTGCACTAGGTCTCCCACGTTCGCCGGCCCGAGGATCTGCACGACGATCGTGCCCATCGTCAGGAACTCGCCCTGCGAGTAGTCTGGCAGATTGAGCGTGGGCGCCAGCGGTGACGAGGAGGTGCCCACCAATTCGTATACCTTCGGGTTCACCAGGATGCCGGCGAACACGGTGCCCGGGCCCTGCGAGGCCGAGGTAATGGTGGTTGAGGCGACGGTCTGCGAGGCCGAAACGCCGTAGGTGCCGGTGCCGCCCGAGCCGGTGCCGCCCGTGCCGCTGGACGATGTGATCGTCGTGCCCGTAGTGACGCCAGTGCCAGAGAGCAGGTCGCCCACGGCCAGCGTACCCGAGCCCACAGCGGTCACGGTCAGCCAGCCGCCCGAGCCCGTAATCGCCTCGGACGTGACCGTCTGCGAGATGTTGAGGTTGTAGGTGCCGGTGCCGCCGGTGCCGGTGCCAAGCGACTCGATGATCGTTCCCGCAGCGATGCCGGTCCCGGTGATGGTCTGACCCACGTACAGGCCGCCGGTGGTGATCGCGGTGACCGTGAGCACAAAGCCCGTGATCGACCCGGTGAAGGTATTGGTCGAGATCGAGCCCGTGACGCTGGCCGAGGCCGTGGTCGGCGTGCCGCCCAGGGTCGCTATGCCGGTTTGGTTGTTCTTTGTGAACGCGCGGCCGACCGTGTTTCCGGCGCCGTTGGAGAACACCTGCAAGGAATCGACGCGCTGCGGGCCGTCCTGGATCAGTTCACCGGGCACGCCGAAGGCGTAGGTGATATTGACCGTGCTCTGGAAGTTCGTCATGAGGTGGGCCTCGTGTCAGTGGGGTGCGCGCGGGGTCAGGCAGCCAGGAACTTGTCGACGAAATTGCCCGGCTTGGCATCCTGCGCCGCGGCTGCCGCGACAGCGGCGCGCGAAGGATCGCCTTTGGCTTGCAGGTAGCCTTCCAGCGCCGCAGACTCAGCGCCGGCCGGCGCCTTGATGCCGAGTTTCTCGACCCCGTACTTGGCGACCTCGGAGACCGTCATCTCGGAGTGATCGAACGTGCCGACGTGCTGCGCGAGCCGTCGCGCGAGCGTGTCGCGCTCGGAAAATTGCTTGGCGAACGATTTGAACTGAGTCGCTGCGTCCATGGCTTCGGATTCCTTTTTCTCTTCGTCGGGATCTTTGCCGGGGGTTTGGCTCTTGGCGCCCGGCTTGTCCTCGTCGCCGTCCTTCGTGGCCGCGGCCGCGCCGCCGGCCATGCCTTGGGCCTCGCTGTCGGGTCGCGTCATTGAGATCATCTTCTCGGCAATAGGCAGGAACTTTTTGAGCGCGCCGAGGAAGTCCTCGTGCGACATTTCTGGCTTTTCGGCCGCCGCTTCGCTGCGGGCATTGTCGCCACCGGCCTCGTCGTCGCCGGGCTTCTCGTCCTTTTTTTCGTCGTCCTTCTTCCCATCAGCCATTGCGGCATCCCCTACGTCAAGAGCGAAAACGAAGTGACTGAGCGAGTCAAGAACCGCAACATCTGGACCCATTCGCCCGGATTCCACTAGGGCTAGGTGATTGCCGCGGATCTGACGCTGGACCGCATCATAGCGCTGGCCCTGGAAATTTCCAGGGGTCCAGTCGTAAACGCATCGATATCCGCAGGATAGCTCGCGCTTGCCAGAGTCGATCAGGCGCTTCATCGCCTGCGAGAAAACCTTGATATTTGCTCGCAGCACGCCGTCTGAGTAACTCACATCCTCGCCAACTACACCCTGCACGCCTTTACGCTCGGCAGGGGTAAGGCCGTCGTCCTCGCTGCCGAGCATGACATGATTGTCGATCCAGGGGATGAGTTTGAACGACTCGATGCACTCGGGCGCCGCAAGTTCCTCCTCCGGGCGGTAGACCATGTACGCCTTGTCCGGGTCGGGCGCGCCGGGGATCTGGCGGCCCAGGTATGGGAACACGCCGACCTTTGAGAGCGGGTTGCCCTTGATCTCGGTCCACCCGTTGATATCGAGCTGGCGCGCCGTCTCCGCGCGGTCCAGCGCGTCGGCCAGGTGCACCGCGTCAACCGTGGTGGTGAGCGGCAGCGCGATCTGCGCCGGCGTGCGCGGCGCCGCATCCTTGGCGCTTCTGTGCGCCTCGGATTCGGCGATGTTCTCGCCGATCACCTTCTCGGAACTTCCAGGGGTCAGGG